CAGGAGAAATGCCGACGACCACTAAAGCTTCTAAAATCAAAAAGCTTTCCGGATGGTTGTTCACTGGATCAAATCCAGTTAGTACCGCAACAAGCGAAGGAGCACAATCACTTGCTAATGAAAAAGCTTTAACTGTTGGCAAGGGTAGTAAAGTTGGTAACTTTGCTTCAAAACTAGCTACGCCTACCTACGCGGCAGCTGGCGGCTTGAAAGGATTTGCTAAGGCAATTCCGGGAGCGTCTATTTTAACAGCTCTCTTTAACCTTAAGGACATCAACAAGGACAATGCAGCTGATAAGATCGGGGGCTCGTTAGGATCTATCATCGGTGGAGCAGCAGGAACTAAAGCAGCTGCAGCCATGGGAGCTAAAATCGGAGCTGTTACAGGGACGACTTTTGGACCGGTCGGAACCGCAATCGGGGGTGTTTTAGGAACCGGTGCAGGTTTAGCAATGGGCGGAGTCCTAGGAGAAAAGCTTCAGGAATCGTGGCCGGAAATCAGTAAGAAGATTAAAAAGCTTTGGGATGATTCCAAGGATAGCATGTTTGCGCCGATTACTTTAAGCGTGGAACAAATTGTCGCTGATGGAAAATCGATCTATGAAAAAGGCAAGTGGCTGATTTCTGATCCGCTCAATACGGATGTCACGAAAGACAAGGACGTCTCAAAGAAAACTAAAAATGCAGTTGATGATTACTTAAGCTTATCAGCTAAAAATGAAAATCAAAATGCAAGCGTATCGATCACAGGCCAATATCAAACAGCGGAAGAACTAAAAACTTCCAATGCGAACTATGATGATATGCAAAAACAAGTAGTTGATGCACTTACAAGCAAAAAAGAAGAGTCTGGTAAAAACCTAGATAAGCTTTATGAACTTGGTGTTCTTGATGAAAGTGCAAAAGATAGCGGTAAAAGAGCTGGCACGGAACTAGCAGATGTCAGAACACGACGATATAAGCAATCTACAGATGAAATCAAAGACTTAGAAAAACGTCGTAACGATGACATGGTTCGTCAAACAAAAATTTATGAAGACAGGATTCAAGAAATCAAGGATCGTGCTAGTAAGGAACACCGTGCCCTGACTAAGTCAGAGATCGCCGAAATTCAGTCAGCCGAGGAGCTAAAATCTAAAGTTGGCATTGCTATCAATAAAGATTATGAGAGCGAACGCTCAACAATAAATGAAAAGATGAAGAAGGATGCAGTCATTGCACTTTCTGATTCCGCCAAGGAACAAAAAATTATTTTAGGAAACCTAGCCGAAAATTCGGATGAATTAAGTGCCAAACAAGCCGCTTCGGTCGTTAAAAACTCATATAAAGCAAAAGAAGAATCAATTAAAAATGCCAATGAGAAATACGATGAAACCAAACGTTTGCTCGATGAAGAATACTTTGTCAACGGTACGATTTCTAAGAAACAGTATGAGGAATCAATAAAAACCGCTAAAGATGAACGTGACGGAACAATTCAAGCTGCTACCGAAACTCATGATGAAGTCATCAAAAAGGCTAAAGAGCAAGCAGAAGGGCACCTAGCCCAAGTTGATTGGGAAACCGGAGAAACATTGTCAAACTGGGATATTTTCAAAAATAGCTTTGTAAGCAAAACAGGAGAAATCAAAGACGGGGCCCTCGAAAAATGGGGCAAGTTCCGCGATGGACTAGCCGAAAAGTTTAATAATATTGTTGATGGAATTAACAGTATTTGGACGTGGCTAGGAGGTACAAAACTTGGTAAATGGGCCACAGGTAGTGGAGGCGGAGCAAAAGCTTCTCATGGTGCCGGAATATTAGCTCCTTATGCGAAGGGAAAACGTGATTCTTACGCCGGACCTGCGCTTGTAGGGGAAGAAGGACCAGAACTATCATATGACCGTTCAAAGGCTTCTATGCGCCTTTTAGGCAGCAACGGACCGGAAGTAACACATGTTACCGCATCGGAAACAATTCTACCTCACAAGCAAACAAAGTCTGTCTTAAATGGAACTATGGGTGCCGGTTCAGTTTTGCCGGGATTTGCTGAAGGAAAAGGTGCTTTTGCCACTGCAAAAGATACAGCGAGCAACATGTTGAACGGTGCAAAGAAAATCGGATCCAGCATCATGAATTGGATAACAGATCCAGTCGGACAAATCACTAGTCTTTTTGAAAAGCATAACAAATATCAGGATAAGCCGGTCGAGCGTGTCGGATGGCGGGCTTTAAAAAAAGTGGGTGGTCAAGCTAAAGAGTGGGCGAAAAGCAAACTAACAAGCAAGATCGATAGTATTGTTGGAGCAAGCTCCGGCACTTTTGACGGTACCATGACAAACGGCGTGTATAGCTACTTGTGGAACGTCGCAAGCAAAGCTATGACGAAATATGGCATGAGTTTTACTTCTGGCTATCGTCCAGGCGACGCTTATCGCCACGGAAAGCATCAAGCGATTGACATTGCCTATTCAGCAAGCATGAACGGATCGAGCAAGTATTTCGATCCGGCTAACTGGGTATTCGAAAACTTTCCAAATGAAGTAGCATATGTTATTACGCAAGGCATGGTCCGAGACCGTAAAGGATCTTCAGGGACTGGTTCATCCGGAAAATGGGTTCGGTGGCCAGACAATGACCACTATGACCATTTACACATAGACGGCATGATGGGTGCAGGAGATATTTCGAAATCAGGTGCTTCAGGTGGAAACTGGGCATCTACAGTTGTTAAGGCACTCTCGCTTAACGGTCTACCTACATCTTCAGCATATGTCAACGCTTGGTTGCGCCAGATTCAAACAGAGTCAAGCGGAAATCCTTCCGTTATGGGTGGAAACGACGGGCTCAACGATGGTAATGCAATGGGCCTTGTGCAAGTTAAACCGGGGACTTTTGCGGCACATCATTTGCCGGGGCTAGGCAATATATGGACCGCCCTCGATAACTTAGCAGCAGGCATTCATTATGCCAAAGCGCGATATGGACCGGACATGCTTTCAGTGATTGGCCATGGCCACGGTTACGCAAAAGGTGGGCGTCCAACAAAAGGCGAAACAGTCTTAGTTGGTGAAGAAGGACCGGAACTTTTCCAAGCAGACACAGCTGGAACAATCCATTCACATGATAAAACGAAGAACTTGTTCTCCAAAAAGAATCAAGGCATCGACTTTCATCCAGAAATCAATATCAACATTGAAAATGGTGGCGATAGTTCGGTCGAAGCAAAAGTCAAAAAAGCAGTTAAGCAAGCTATGGACGAAATGATGATACAGTTGCAAGGTTTGATGACGAATGGAGGTACTGTTTAATGGCGACTTTAGTCAAAGGAAAGACATCTATAAAGATAAATGGAGCTAAAGAAAGCGAGGATGTCCAAGCGAATGTTACTGAGTATGCGATTGAATCAGGATCTCCATTATCAGATCATACGCAGCGAGCAAGTAAAGGGATATCTATTACTGGTTTTTTGCTAGGGAACAATGCCAACAACAATTATAAAACATTGCTTAGTTGGCAAGATAGCGGAGCCGAGCTGACTTGGAAAGGCCGGATTTATCACGCAAAGCTAATGATGACTGGTCTTCAAAAGTCATATGATCATTATAAAAATGGCTTTGCTATCAGTTTCTCGTTGATAGCTATAAAAAAGGCTAAAACTTCTTGGAAAAAAAAGAAAAAGAAAAAAGGCAAGCAGCAGGTCAAGAAGCCTGCTGCAAAACCTAAAGCAAAATACGTTACAGTAAAACCTGGTAACACTTATTGGGGATGGATGATGAAATACGGAACATCAATCGCACAACTTAGAAAGTGGAATAAGTGGCCAGATCGATTTATACCGATTGGCAAGCGTGCAAGAGTGAAATGAGGTGGTTTTAGATGGCAAAAAGGGGTTACATCCCGTTTGAAAAGGATGACCTGCCTGTTGAGTTCGAGATCGAACTAAGCGGCTCAGATTACGTACTAGGGCTTAATTACAATAAGTCACAAGATTTCTTCACGGTCGATCTTTGGAACATTAAGCATGAACCACTCGTACTGGGCGAAAAGATGGTCCTAAACGAAAAGCTATGGCAAGACGTGATCAATGAGGAATTGCCTGCGGAGGATCTCATACCGATGGACGAATCAGGAACAGCAAGAGAAATCACGTATGATAATTTTATGGACACCGTCTTTTTATTTGTTGATGACTTGCCGCCAGATTCAGACGAACCAAGCCTAGAAAATGAGGATGATAACGAGGTGGAAGACGAATGACACAATACCTGTTTAACCATCGAATTGAAGTTCGTATTGATAACGGATCACAGTCAGCAACTTTTGTGGGCAATAATTCAGTCAATTCGCTAGAAATACATTTCGAATCAGACTTTTCTAACGAGCCAATACCTAACACGACCAAAATATCTATTTTTAACTTGTCCGAAACATCCAGAAAGCAAATAAAAAAAGGCGCAAAAGTTTCCTTAAAAGCAGGATATGTGGGAGATATCGGACTTATAAGCGAGGGACATATTAATGCTGTACTACCTGTTCAATATGATGGGACTACGAAAGAAATCTCGTTTACTTTTTTAGAAGGTGTTGATTACTCCAATAAAAAGGATATTAATATGTCTTTTGGGAAAAAAAGCTATGCTAAAACTATGATACAACGTATAGCAAAAAAAGCCGGTATTTCAATATCAAAAATAGAACTTAAAAAAAATAAGATCTATCCAAAAGGTTATACAGCTGATGGCAATCCGATTGATATTTTGCAAGAAATTTGTGAAGCCTGCCAATCGTCAATGTACTTTAGGAGAGGAAAGCTAATTATTCGAGATATCAAAAAAGGTGACGATGAACGCTTTATTTTGCAACAAAGCTCAGGATTAATTAGCTATCCACAGCGATTTGAAGACGATAATATCAAAGGATGGTCAGTACAGAGTTTGTTACAGCATCGTATTGCGACTGCGTCTATTATCCAAATAAAAAGTAAATATGTAAAAGGGACTTATCGAGTAAGAAGCGGTACGCATTCTTACGACGGGTCCTCTTTTGTTACAAATTGTGAGGTGGTCTAAATGGCTAATGCATCTCTAATTTTACAACAATTATTAAAGCAATCAGCACAACAAATCAACGTCATGCATTTGTGCCGGGTTACTTCCTACGACTCAAGATCACAAAGAGCAAATGTTCAACCTCTCGCTTTACGATCAGACAAGAAAAAAAGATCGTTAATTCAGGATGCTATGGTTTTAAATCATTGCACATCAACGATTGCCGTCGGAAAAGTAGTTTGTGTTGTTTTTGCAGATCGTGATTTAGACAATTACAGGGGAAACAAGGACTTCACACTATCTTCTAAAAGAATGCACAGTTTGAATGATGCGGTTATTGTGGGGGTGTTCGGATGAAAGACTTGCGAGTAGATACAATCGGAGAATTAGTTTTGATGGATAACGATTTTTTGATAGTTGAAGATGAGACTGACCTGGAACAGTCACTAAAACTTATATTAACAACAAGAATCGGCGAATTTGTCCTAGATGAAAACCTAGGGACGCTTTGGGACAACTTGCTAGGCAAGGAATACAATGCGGAATATTTAGAACAGGATATCAGAAATGCAATTCTTGAACAAGAAGATAGAATCGCAGAAGTAACAAGTGTCGAACAAAAAGTGACAGGAAGAAGTCTTACAGTTGTTTTGAATTGCATTACAAAAACAAATGAAGAAATAGAGGCGGAGGTGATATTAGATGCTGAATGAATTCGGCTTTACAAGAAAAACATATGCTGACATTTTAGAATCAATGGAAAACCATGCAAAGACGCTTTTCGGAGAAGACGTGAGAACCTCGTCTAATTCGGTTTTAGGTATTTTGATTCGCGTCGTAGCGTGGGCCTTGTCGCTTGTTTATGAGTTGCTGGAGCGAGTCTATTTTAGCTCGTTTATCAATTCAGCAAGTGGCGTCTCGCTCGACAAACTGGCGTCGAATTATGGCTTGTACAGAAGC